TTGCCTGGATCTGATTTGGTCTTACTACCGGAAAACATGCTCTGCTCGATATCGGCAAACGTTGCCATCCATGCGTCGTTGGTCACCTCGTTTACCATGTCGCGCAGATTGAGCATGAACGAATTTACCTTTGGTCCGGAGAGCATAATCTTTTCCGGATCTACGGACGTGAGTGCTTCTATTGAATTGTTCCTCCAGGCGCCCAGGACTGAATCAAGGGTACCGCTACCCTGGACGGACTTTGCCATGATATTCAAAATCTTGTCGGTTGACTGAGGGCGCCCTTCCTTTGTCCACAAAGTCCAAGTCTTTAGCGCGTTGACCAGGTTGCTCTCGACAGAGGTTTGAGGCGACAGCGCAGCGAGAAGGGCCGCGAACCTTGGGGCGTCGCTATCAAAAACATCGATCAGTGCTTGGGTACTCTTTCTGTACCACCCGCGCTTTGCCTCTCCAGCAATCGCTACCTCCGCAAATTCCTGTGCCGACGGTAGCTTCTCGCGAATATCAACAATCTTCTGTCCTGTGTCCCGGCGCAGTTTCTTCTGTTCGTCAGGGGTCATGAATTTGATTGCATTTTTGAGCCCGGAAACACTCGACGCCAATTCGCGCAACTTGTCCCCTTCGGTCGTGGCCGGAGCAAACTGTTTCTGCTCTTCGCCACCGATTAGGCTAGTAAACTTTGGCTCAGTCTTAGCGGTCCCGGAAAACTCTTTTTCCATCTCCTGCATCTTGCGAACCCCATCAACAACCTCTGGAGTAATGTCAATCTTCCACATTGGGATCTTGTCAGGCTCCACAATCCTAGATCCTGGATTGGCGGCCATTGACTCCATGGAACTCTTTTTCCCATCCATTGGCAACGTCCTGCCATCCCGGGTTATCACATAATAGCGGTCGTTTGTTATGGACGACTTCTCCACAGGGGCTCCGTATTGCTTCATGTATTTGCCAATTTCGGATGGCAACATTTCGTCGTAAAACTTTGCCATTCCTGCCTTGCTATTTTCAGCCATGCCAGGATATCTCTCTTGTTGCTCGGCTCCGACCGTCCAACCAATCCACTTCTTACCGGAATCAACTGCCTCGGCCAGGGCCCTTTTGAACATTTGAATCGGCCAATCTTTCCGGAACGGTGCATCCGGGACGCTTTTGTACGGATCTATTTTGCTCTCTCCCTCCGCCCTGTACCATCTTGTTTGATCTTCCTTGCTTAACTTGTCGAATTCAATTGGATCACCGTACTTCTTCCTGAATTCATTTTCTAATTTTACAAGACTATCATCCTCCTTGTATCCAAACTTTCTTCCTTCCTGGTGCCTGTCGCTTTGAATCTCTTCAATAAATAATCCATCTCTTCCAGCAGAATCGGGCCTCTCGTCCAGGCGCATGTGTGCGATATAGTCAGTAACCTTTGGGTAATGCTTTGAAATGTATGCTTTTTCAATTGACTCATTTGGAAGTTTCGCGTCGTATGCTCTTGCAAGGTCAACAATTTCCTGTGTCACCGTGTCGTTAAACTCGACGACCCTGTCATTCGTTGATATGTCCTCGCCACTAATTCTTCCGTAATCAAGCTCGTCAAGCCCAGCCGCGCTTATGTCTGTCAGGAAACCATCCGCATCTTTTGCGTTCTTAAATTCAATTCTATATGCACCCTTTCTTTTCGTCCCCTGGTCTTGCTTCTTGGATAGCACAACTTCCCTGTAATTCTTCCCGCCAGGAATCGTGAACCCGCCAAACCTTGGGGCATTTCCAGATACCGCTGCGCGATCAAACTGCTCCGCCCTCGCATTAAGATGCTCGGACTCCTTCATCATCTTGTCAAAAGTGTCGTAAATTTTCTTTTCTTCAGATGGAAGTATGTATTTTCCTTGAAATTTTACGGGCTCATCTTTTAAGTATTTCTGCGCAGCCTCTTGAGCCACTATCGACATCCTGGTTAACTGGCTAGATGTCGAAATGTTGTCTCTTCTGTTTTGAAGATCCATCATTTCACCGTATGCACCATCCCCCATCTCGTCATCCATTCCCCCAAGGGGATTCGCCGAGTCTGCAGCTTCAAGTTCCTTGAGTCTCGATGCCTCCTGTTCGTTTAGCGGAACCTTCTGGCCTTTTGACGCTCCGTACCTAGTCTCCTCAAGTTGCACCTTGCCCTTCCCGGCCAGGAATTCTTCCAGCTTATCTCTTGGTACTTTCCCCTCGTTTTCACTTGCAAGTCTATCAATCTCTTCATTAATTCCTGACCACTTAATATCCTCCTCGTTAACCCCGCGGGTCTGGCCTGGCTTAATAATTGCCTTTACTTGCTCCGGAGTGGCAAGTCTTGGCATCTTGTCGCGAATAGCCTTCTGGAGCGACACATCTCCCGGAGCCAAGTTCGCGGCCTGCTTCTGGTAGTCAAAGAAGAATCCTGTGCGCCCGGTATCGCGAGAGTTGGCAATGCGGTCCAGGCGATAGGATTTGACCAGGCTCCCCGGGGGGCGCCCTTCGGATGCGTACATGGGATTCGCATTTTTGTTGGCAATGTTTGTGATGCCGAATAGATAGTTGATCGCGTTACGCTTATCGATACCGATCCCTGTCTCTCCTGGCCTTTCGTTGGCATGGTTGTCCAGGTACTTCATGACGTCCTTCTCGTAAGACGCTAGGTCTCCGCCCCACACCTCGTTGATCCGGCCCTTGCCACTCCTGGCAAAATCAAGCATGCGACCGCGCAGAGCAGATATATCCACTGCCTGGGCCAGGATGTTCCCGGCCTTAGATAGGCGCCAACCCAGGAACGCGATCTCGGATTGTCCAACCTTAATGTTGCCTAGTCCGCGCTTAACAGACTGAGCCCAGCTACCATCCTCGCCTGTGCCGATCTTCTGGTACCAGACAGAATATGTCTTACCTTCCTGGCGACTGCCTTGAAGGGCCTTGGCTACTTCCTTTGTAAAATCATTAAAACTGTCGAGGTTAAAGAATCCCTCCGGCAGGGTATTGCCTCCGACGTATGGCTTTCCGTCAGACTGAATCTTGACGCCAAACTCAGGACTACCGCGCTCCAGGACAGCATCCGGATTATAGAGGCGCCCAACGTCCGCCACCCTGGCCTTGTCAACTGCCAGGATCGATGCCGGATCTTTAGCTCGGACAGTGCCGTCCGGGAACCTGACCGCAAAATCGTTCTCCTCGAGATTTGTCTTCCTATTGCGAGTGAACTGGATCGCCGGATTGTTCGCCAGGTTCCTGTTCCCTGGCCCCGGGACGAGCGTCACGTCCTTCTGCTTCTCTGCCTTCTCTAGTCCGTCAAGATACTTGTCGCGGTCCCGAAACCATCTTGCTGTCAATTCACGAAGCTGTTTGGACGGAACCAAGGGGTTGTCCTTGAATAGCGTGTCAATATTCGTCGGTTTAGGCCCTGTCGTATCGATCCCAAACTTATTCAAAAGCCTGCCAACAGGGGCCAAGAATCCTTCCTGCATGGAAAGAAGATCTGTGCCTGGAAGGGTTTTGCGTCGCAGAGAATCCAGGTCTTTCCCGCGGAACTCGCCCACAAACTGTTCCGCCAGGACTTCGTCTGCGATCCAATCCAGGTCCCCGGCCCCAGGCTCGGACCGCTGAGATCCCTCGCGTAGCTCGTTTGCCTTTGCCCGGACTTCTGCCTCAGTAGGTGCTCCACGCCCCTGACGCTCGCCTTCCAAAAGTTTCCTAGCGTACTCGTTGCCAAATCTGCGCAGGCCCTCTTCACCATATTCTGACATTACTGCCATTCGTCCTTCAGCCTTATTAATCGCAGGAGACTTCATGATGGCATGCATGATCTCATGCTTGACCGTATCTCCGGAGGACCGCATGTCGTCCATGTTTACTAGGAGCCTTGTCGTGCCTGACTTATCTGGAACTGCCTTAACAACTCCGGCCGCGTTGATCCCGGCATTCTCGGGCATCATAAACGAATCGCGGCCATGGAATTCAACCTGGACGTCTGGTGCCATCATCTGGAGCGTCGCGGCGTCTAGGAATGGACGATTATCTTTACGGATGTAGTTGGCTATGCTTTCTACATCCAGCCCAAGCTCGGCCTGCTTTGCAAGTAGCCTGTTAACGTCACCCTGCTTTGCCAGGGCTTTCCTGGCTGGCTGTTGAGTGATGCCTCTAATTCCCCCTCCAACTGCCCCCATCCTAGATCCAATTGCCACTCCGCCACCAATGCCCTCCTCTTCACCACCTGACCCAACGTAACCTAATCCTGCGCCAACGACCGCTCCCTTTGCCGAGCCCACCCCTATGTCTAGTCCAAGTTCAGCAGTTTTGGCAGTTATTGGAGACGATAGAACTGATGTGTTCGCAGCCCGGCGCAACCATTCCGGATTCTTCTGATTCTTGGCAACCCTCTGCATGAGGTTCATGCGAGAAGGTCCTGTCATTGCTTCTTCGCCCATAATCCTCGCGGCCTGGGCTCCTTTCTCTATAACCTCTGCTCCAGCCCTGGTCGCTGCAATCTTGGCTCCGACCGGGAACGCGCCAGGAATGCCTACCGCAGCCGCGCCTGTGGCTATGGCTCCGGCAGTCTTCGGTGCAGTTACGCCAGGCAGAACGCGTTGGATGCCCTGCCCAACCTTTTCGACTCCAAGATCAATCACGTTCCCAACAGCCCTAGCTCCAGTTTCAACTCCTTCGGCAACCTTAGTCCCAACTCTTAATCCCCTGCTAGCTTTTGACGCGGCGGATGTAGCCTTCGCTCCTGGACCGACGAGTGGTGCAAATGTTGTGGGGTCGAGGAACATTGATCCAACCTCTGCAACCCCCGGCATGATCGACTCCTTCGGCAATCCAATAATGCTTTTCCCCTGAGCTCTTTCGGCGTTGATCTTGTCAACTGCCTGCATCTGGTAGTTTTGGTCGATCGTCTTTTGGTTTAAGTACGATTTATAATCCGCCTGGAGGCCGAGCGCTCCGGCGGCCATGTAAGGTGCCTTCTCAATAAATTTCGACGCACCGACTACTGTCGTGCCGAGATCCATGGTGCCTCTTGCTAGCGCTTCGGCTGCCGTTGCGAGGGGTTTTATTTCGTCACCAAACTCAATAGGCTTGTTGTAATATTCTGCAATATCTTGCCCAGCCTTGCCAAAAGCATCTTTAAAGTACTGCTTCCCGCCCTCATACCCGGTTTCAAATTTCTTACTGAATGTGGGTTCGGTTCTTTTTAGAAGAAGAAACTCGTCTTCACTTGCTATAAAGTTTGGGTCCGATTCGTCCTGAGATCTGATAAACTCGGCAGAAGTCAACTCGTCCGCAAATATTGGTTTTGAATCTACAAATTGAACCTTGCCTTCATACGATTCGTGGACGATTTTCGCCTCGTCCTGCGTGAACTCAAACTGAGGATTTTCGCGATACTGGCGAAGCAAATAGTTTGCCGCCTCGCGTTTATCCTGGATGATTTCGTCGGCCATGACCGACTAACGGTTTGGAATTACTCTTCGAGTGCGAGGATCGTATCCGCCAAATCCGGATGGGCTCATCGGTTGCGATTGCTGTTGCGTTGGTGCCTGGTACGACTGCTGCGCCTGAATCGGAGCAGTTGCGTCTTCCTTATTCCTCTTCGGCAATTCAATTGTTCTCCCGGAAATTCTCTTGTAATCGTTGGCCTTAATATCGAGCCGATTCCTGAGCATCTTAATTCCTTCGAGGGTCGTCGCAGTTCTTGGCCCAGCAATCGGCAGATCTAATCCAGGAACCTCAACCGGACTTGTTCCCAATGCCATCGTCTCCAAGAATGATTTGACTTCACTTTCTCTTGCGACAGATCCTGGGTCAAGCGCCTTGGCTAAAGCCACTGCAAGGAAATAAGGTTTCTGGCGAAGGGCCGCGCTTCCTTCTGGATTTGATATTTCGTAATTACCATATTTCTTAACCGTGTCCTCAAGTTCGTCTGCGAGCCTGTAGGCGTCGGTGGCATTCATCTCAAAAGCAACATCGGCAGCGGTCAATTCCTTGCCCTTGGCCTGGATGGACTTCTTCGCCATGTCGACCGTCTTCATCTTCATGTCCCTCTTGATCGGATCAGTTTCCAGCCCTGCCATTCTTTCGTATCTGGCAACTCTGTCCATCATGCCCTCAAGATAGTTATACTGGTCCTCTTCCGGTGTTCCGGCTGGAACATTCAGGCTAGTTCCTGGAATTGTGGTTGTGCCAGTTGTCTCGTAAAGAGTCTGCATTAGCGCAGCCCTTCTCGCCGAGTCTGTGGTCTGCATTAATTCTTCCGCTGCCTTTTGTGCAGTGTCTGCTGGATAGAGTTTTTGCTTCAGCATTTCAACGCGAAGTTGACGATCTTCATCTTCAACAGCCTGAGCCCTTTCTGCGTCCGCGTAGTACTTCTCGCTCCATGGTAGCGTGATTAATGGTCTTTCAACTCTGTCTGCCATAATATTACCCTATCTTTCCGTCCATCCACTTTCGGATGATGTTCTTTAACGTTGGTTTGTTGCTGATAAATTTGGCAAATTGTTCGCCAAACTTTATGTAGAGATTTCTAAACCAAGCTGGAGCATCAATTGCCATCCAGTTTCTAAACTCAATCCACTTGGGATTTTCTGCTCCATAAACCTCTCTAGCTACCCAACATCCAATTATTCCTCGTTGTCCACCAAACGATCCAAATCCCTTAGCTATGTCAGCGCCAGCGCTGAGATAATTAGGAAGTGAATTTGCGACAGCAACGCGAGATAGGGCATCAACTTGCGCCCCATAAGTATTAGCCAGGTAATTAGATTGCGTATTGTAGAGCTTGTTGAATTCGCCTGTAAGGGCAACAGGAATGCCCGGGTCAACTGTCTGATAGAAGTTTGAAGCAGTAGATGCCTGCTGATTAAATCCACCAGGTAGCGCTTGATTCGCCTGGATGTAGCCCTGCATCGCGCCCTGCTGTTGTGCTGTTCTTGCTTGAGCCAGGTTTCCGATACTAGGCCCTCCGGCAATGAATCCGGCCGCGGCTCCAAGCCTGTTCTGCTGGATGCTGTCACGAAGTAATAGATCGCGAGCCCTCGCTGCGCCGGACGTTTCACCGGAACCAAGGAACTGTTGCGCGGCCCCAAACCGGGCCAGCTTGCGTTGTTCTCCGGCTGCGCCGATCTGCGCGGCTTCTTGCACTGCTGGTCCAAGACCGAAAATATTGCCCCGGGCAGTCTGAGCTCCGCGGATTGCCTGCTCGTACCCGCGACGTTCCTCGGCCCCGATCGTAGATCCAAGTTGCAATTGATTGATTGCCTCATCCTCAATCGTTCTGCGGAGTTGCTCTGTCTCGGGAGTAGTTGTTGGCCCAAGCGGCTGAGTCGCCATATCCCTGTACTGCCTGCCCAGGCTAACCGCGGTGCGATAAGAATCCGGATCGATCTGATAAAGTTGTTGGGCTGCGCGCTCTTCTGGCAACTGTGCAAAAGTGCGGAAAGACGTAATCTCCTTCAGCCCTTCCGGACTGTCCATCGTGATGGGGGTAAAATTCTTCTGCATGTCCTGCGCGCTTGTGACTGCATCGGTCACACTTTTTAGATCATCGTTGAGTTGCTTGACGAATACCTCTGAAGAGGTACGCCTAGCATCACCAGCGGGGAGTTCGGCAAGAAGTTTGTTTGCCGCAGTAAGCCGTTCAGTGATGCCAGCAATCTGCGTGTTGCCGCGCTCAATAACGCTGTTTAGGCGTGATAGCTTTGAGTTGTTGTAATCGTCAACGATCTGATTGTCGGATACTTGGAAGTTTAGCATTGAGCCAAGGTCAGACGATCCGTAGTTACGCCCAGCAGAAAGTTGTGATAGGGCTTGGCTAAACTCTGGTCCTGCATTTGGATTTTGCATTCCCAAGCCTCCAGCAGTCAATGCTTGAATTTGAGAAGCAAGAGAGTTGCGGGTATTTTCTTGGCTTGTGACATCGGCAAGTCGCTTTTCGTAGCTACTTTGAAGATTGGAAATCTTTTGTTCCTGCAATTGAAACATTGCATCTCTGTAGCTGTTTTCTTCTGCTTTTCTTATGCCTGCTATTGCACCTTCTTTTTGCGTTGTTAATGCTCCAGGTGCATTGCTATTCGTTTGAACGTATGTACTAATTTGCCTTGATTTTAATTGACCATCCTCAACGTAATACTGAGTTGATGGTATATTGCCTCTAAAATCTGCCATATTACGCCTTTAACTCTGGACTGCCAATGTTCGTGCCAATAGTTCCATAGAAATCAACTGGCCCTGGCTGACGATTGAACGCCACATTCTGCTCAACTGAGCTATACGGAGATGCCCCGTAAAGACGCTCGAACTGGCGGGTCATCTGATCGCCTAATCCGCGATTCAAGGCATACGCCTGTGGGCTTTGTTCATACGACCTACGCAAGCCTTCCAGCGTTCTCTGAGGTCCATACTGACGCTCAAGTTGCATCCCGGCCTGTACCCCGGACTGCTGGTCAAGCGCTGACAACTGGCGCTCCAGGGAACGTTGTTGGGGCATGTACTGAATTCGTAGCTTGTTCTCTAGCTCGGCCATGCCGGGAGCCTTCTCCATGTACGTCTCAATGTTAGTTCTGTACGCAGCCGCATTGGCCTGCGCTACCGCATTCGGATCGGGCGGGGGAGGAGGTGCAGGAATAGAAGGTGCGCCACCCATTAGACCCTTGCCTTTTTCATAAAATTCATATAATCATAACTCCTGTATCTTCCAGAACGGTTAAACGTAATACGCTTACGAATGCCAAAACGCTCCCAAAGGAGAAGCAACAGGCACCTCAAGGAGATAGCACCCTTTGAGGACACCGTCAAGTCTACAAAGACATTGTCCCCATCCTCAGAGTGAACGTAGTGGTCAGGCTTCTGGCCCTCTTTGAGGCACCTGGCTAGAGCCACCCCGGCGATGCCGTTTGAGTCCTCGACGATGCCGACCATGCCCTGCCTCTCAAACCAATTAAACCAATCAGCTAGGTTGTGCCACATGCCCTCCGGCACCCCGGACGCTTCAATATATTCTATAGCTGTCATATAACCTTCTGAATCTCGATTGTGTCCGGGTTTGCGGCCGCAATAATTTGGCGAATCGCCATCTTGTTTGCGGTGCTTGAAATCTTTATATTCAGCAGGCGCCATTTTTCGTATTTACGAAGATCGCTTGCAATCCGTTTTTTTACGGAAGTTGGGAGCACGGCAGGAAGCACAAACGGAAGAGTCAGCACTGAGCTCGCAATGTTCAGCCCGGACTGAACGCTGATGTCTCCGGTATCGACGTCTCTTTGAATAAAGATGTTTGCGCTGTTAGAAAACGAGTCATCAAAGATGACCTCGAAATGCGAGCCGTATTTGGCAGCAAACGTATCTCCGAAATTAAAGTCTTTTGTGCGAACATAGGAGTCATAGCTTGTTCCTGCGTCCAGGTAGTCTGACGAGACCGTTCCAGCCGGGGACTTGTAGCCAGCATACTGCTCGATAACTCCGTTCACCTTCTTGAACATCGCCCTAGTTCCGGCCTGGTTAAAATTGGTAAGAGTAAACTGCATTATCCTTGGGCTCCAGGTGCCCTCGAATGCCCCAAGCACAGTGTTGTAAACTATAAGTGTATCATTCGTGTTATTCGATCCTGTCGGCACTGCTAGGAAGTATCTATTGTCGTAATAAATTGCTGTAGAAATTTTGATTGAGTCAGTGTTTATGGTTTGGATGACGTCTTTGACAATTTCCGAGATTGGCACACTTACAGAGCTAAAGTCGTCCGAAACCGAGCGGACCAGAGATCGAATTCCGTTGTCTGACAAAAACAGGATGTCGCTACTTACCTGGACAGCAGTCCCGGCTGCGACGCAGCCAGTGTTATTTGATATGATGGACACGACCCAATCGGCTGCCGTTGTGGCGTCATTAGGAATGTCCACCTGGAAGACTCGGCGCTTTTTGAATACTATGATTCTATTTTTATAGTATGGGACGATTGCCGTTATCTGGTCTCCGTCGTCTCCGTTAACGACAATGCTGTTTGATACGTCCCATACGGCAGGATCGAGAATGTCTGACGCGTAGAGAGTGTTCCTAGTATCTCCAGACCCAACCGCAAAAAGCCTGTTTTCTGTATTGATCAAAAGCCTAAGATTTTGCGGTGGCGGACTAACAGTTGCCGTTGCCGTCGCTCCAGATCCATTCCCAATAATCGTCACGTTTGGGGCTGCGGAATATCCAGATCCTCCATCGACGACGGTCACGCCTGTCACCGCGCCTCCCGCAACTTGAGTTATGAGTGTTGGGAATTGTCCGCCCCATTGTGGTCCTGTTACAATCGCAGTCGCGCTTGTATATCCAGTGCCTGCGTTAGTTATCGTGATTGCCCTGACCTTTCCGCCTTGCCTTACTACAATATCTCCATCCCAATAGTGCAGATCGGCGTCGGCGTCTGCCAAATACATTTTGTTATTGAATTGTGCCATCTGTACTTCAACGGCAGAGCTAATAGAATATCCGCTAGCCCATTTTTGTGTACTCGTTCCAAACAGGCTTGTGTTTGCGATCCATGTTGAATCTGCCGGGTGTATTGTCGCACTCCCGCTTGAATTGATGCTGTAGAATCTTCCGTCTGTCACGGTAAGCAATTGCGACGTCGATCCTGTTTCGTAGTATCGCATTCCACCGATAGATCCTGTTCCACTAGTTGCCCCGGTGGCAAAACTTGAAGTTCCGACTCTAGTCTCGAGGTTTCCCTTTGGGGAAAGGGTCATGTTGTACAACTGCTGGACTTGATTTTCGCCCAGGAGATCAGACTGCAATCCGCTGGCCTGGCCTCCTGTAAAATTGCGAATTCCGTCGAAGGACAAGACTTCGTCTAAATTGTCCTGGAAATATGGCACGGACTAAACCCCTATGTCTGTGATGCTGTATTCGCCTAAACTTGACGGTGTGATGACCTTAATTCCCCCGACCTGGCTCATCTCATACTGAGCCATCTGCGCTAGGTCGGCATTTGCGGTCGACACAACTGCCTGAGCCTTGGCGTACTGGCGCTCACGCTCAAGGGCGTCTGCATGGGTAAGGGCAAGGACAACGTGCTGGACGTGAGGGAGACGCAATTCGTCTGTGATGGCGGCAGAGCTTGGAGGAAACTCGACAATGTTATTTTGTCTTGTGATGCAAGTAACCTTTTCTATCACCTTCAATGCAGTTGTGCTGGTCGTGTTGAGTAGTGGGTACAAGTCAATCTCGGCAGTCCCAGAAGTATTCCTGCCCTTAAAATAATACTGACTCGGAGTCCCGGTCCTGTCCGAGTCCAGCAAATCGGCGTCTTGACTGACAATTGTCTGAAGGTCGACAGACATGAGCTCACTGTCTCCGTAGGCTACGGACAGAGGGTTCTCAACCAGGGAGCCAAGTGACACTGTCCTAGTTGCAGTCGAAACTGAATAGGTTGAGTTTGTGATACTTTCACGCCAGGGGGCAAAGTTCCACACCCGCCTGTAGTTTAGGCTGGCTGACTTCTGCAGGAAGGTAAGCGTATCGGCATCGGTCTTGCCAACCTTCTCGCCTGCGTATTGGGCGATTTCAGTTAGGGTCATTTATTACTCTTGGTCAGCAGGAAGCGGAGTGTTGCCTTCGGCAAGCCATTTTAGATAGGCTTGGTAGTCAGTGTTGGCTGGATCTACTGGAATTGCAAGATTGCTTGAGCTTAAAACACAAACAATTTCACCATCTTCATTTTTTTTGAGCTTGTAATTCATTTTTATAACTCAGATGAAAGCGCAATACCGTTTGAATCATTGTCACACATAAGGCAACTAATATCTCCAGAACTATTTGATAAAGACCAAGAGCTTGCATTAAGTTCAATAACTCCACCAGAAGGATTAGACCTTTGGAATGTTGCAGATGGAGATGTTGCGGTTCTAGGACCACCCTGAGTAAAATTCCTTATCGTAATTGTACCCTGCATTGAAAGCGTTGGAGATGCCCTCATTACATTCATTGTATTATATCCAAATCCCATTAATGTTGAATTTTCAAATCTTGCAAATGGAGCAACCGATAGGACATAAAAATACCTCTGACACAACGCCAACTCCGTCCCAATCGGCCTGCGCTCAAAGTCGGTTGCGGTTGAGCCTGCTTCGAGTTGGACTCCTGTGATCTGAAACCAATCGTTTGCTCCTGCTGTTCCAGTTCCTGCGGCAGAAAATCTGACTGCTATTTCGTTTACACCAGAAGCAATCGAAAATGTGGATGAATACATTGTTCTTGTTGTTGTGATTGCTTGGACCAGATTTAACGCTAGAGTTGATCCAGTCCAAGATCCTGTATTTAATGTTGCCCATCCTTGGTCTGATCCTGTTCCAGTAAATACCTCGCAGGAAACAAAAGATCCAGATGCTGAAAAATTTGCTCCAGCAGTTGCGTAGAATGACAGTGTTATTTGCTGTCCAGCCATATCTTGACAGTTGGCTGTTTCAATAACTTGACCGATATAGCCAATAGCAGTCGATGTAGATCCAGCGGTTCTTTGAACTCTTGTTGCAAATGGAAAGTCTGTCGATCCAGTTGTTACTCTTTGTTGTGACCAAACGCCAGTTGCTCCAGCAAGAGATCCCCATCTGTCGCAACTTCCGTAGGCAGCTCCAGTTGTAACTGCGTAAGCTGACCCAGCATTCCTCTGGTCAATCCGCATATCACCATTGATGATGCGGTTGCGAAAGCCAGTAAGACCACTTGTAATCGCAGCCGTGCCAGTGCTTGTAACTTGCCCTTTTGCGTTGATTGCAAGAACAGGAACAGATGTTGCGCCACCATAAGTTCCCAGGGTTGCGCCAGTAGTTCCAAGAGTTCCAGTGCCCTGGCTAATCGTGAAGTCACCAGCAAGGGTTGTGGAGAGATTCCCAATCGTTCCAGTTGTGCTGTTAAGCGTGGCGACTGTTCCAGAAGTAAAAATGCCAGCCGTTCCTGTTGTAGTTCCAGCGGTTAATGTAGGGATCAGTGCCGTTGTGATCGTACCATTCGTGATCGCGGCCGCTGTCGACGTTGTCGTCCCGGCGATGAGGGTCGAGATTGTGCCGTTGGTAATATTTGCACCAGTGCTGATCGTCCGATTCCCGGTTGCTGTCCCATAGGTCAAATTTCCAGAAAGCTGTGCATTTACATATGTTCCGCCTGTCAACGCATCTTCAAATAGATTGTAAACCGTCGTCCGGTTCGCAGCAATTTGAGGGCTTGCTATCGATGACGAATTCGCAATAAGCAATAAATCCCCGGTACCTACAGACGTCCTCTCTTCCTGGGTCGAAATTAGCCCGGCATAAATATTGGTCTCATCAATAAGGTTGTGAAGACCCGCTGCCGTGACCGTGCCGTTGGTTGCGAAGTCAAAATTGCGATCGAGTACGTTTGCCATATTAAGTTGTAAACCTCATTGCGGTTGCGAAGATTGTTCCTGCTGGAATTGTCCCCGCGGTTGCTCCCTTGCTGTTGACGACATATCTTACAACGTTTGACGCTACCGGGAAAAAGCTGGTTTCGATCTGTGTTGTCCCTGTTGTAGATCCGAGCGAATTGATTGATCCGATAACTATGTCCCCCAACTCGGCTCCAGTGAGCAAGAATGTTCCGTTTGTCGTGTCTGCCGTATTATGCGCCGCCACAACAGCGGAGCCAAAGGATGCCGTAGCATATGATACCTTGGTTATGTTCGGACCAGTAGCTCCAATCTCCAGGGTGCCAACTGTGGCAAGCCCGGTATTGTTGATCGTCGTGGAGGCAATCGTGCTGATCGTTGCCGTGCTGATTGTAGCAGTGCTGATTGTGGCAGTACTAATAGTCGCAGTGCTAATGCTGGCAGTTGCGATCGTTGTCGTGCCTGTTGAAAGAGTGGTATTTGAGCCAAACGTGACCGGACCCAGGAGCGTCGAAGCACCATCCACCGCAAAGGTCCCGGTGCTCTTGGCCCCTGTGGTAGATATCTGTAGGGCTGAAATTCCAGCCTCGTCGCCACTGGAAATGGCTCGCATGGTGCCGTCGACAATGTTGCTACCAAACGTCTTTAAGAGTTGGGTGTAACTTGTGCTAATTGTCTGTGTGCCAAGTGTAGCCATTAGTGGTTCATCCTGTTTTTAACTAGGTCCCAGGCAACGGAAAACAGTAGCCCGGCGACCCCAGCAATTGCGAATATCCTGGAACGGAGGTGCTCCAGGGCAGAAACTCTATTTACCACATCTGCGTAGTTTGACAAGCTGGTCTCGACCATGTTGTACAATTGGACCTGGCGCTCTTCCATTCGGGCCAATTTGACCTCTATGCCCCACACCTGGTCTTCACTCATTGCGAGACTCCAGGTACTTGAGACTGACCGCAAGATGTACGACCGCACCGACAACCTCGTCCCGGTCCCTGCCGTCCGCCACCATCCTTTTGATTGATCTGTTGACTGACAGAAGGTGCTTTACTGCACCGATATACCTCGTCCCCCTTGCAAGCCTGTTGTTGTCCTCGGCACACTTCAGTGCCTCCATGAAACAGGCGTAATCTTTTGCCGTCAGCAATAAACGCAAACCCAGGATTGTGATCCATGTTGCGATGCGCTTCATTTGACATTACCAGCGTCCGTGGCTGCTCCCATATCGGAATAGCGAGGCAGTACATTGTTATCCGCTGGCTTGGGCGAGCAGGAGCAGAGCAAGACGGTGAGGAGGAGTAGGGGCATTAAACTGTAAATCCAGAAAAACAAAACTGAGCAATAGAGGCAGAATCCATTGTTCTGCCTTTATTAAATAAAAATGGAGAATAATACCCAGCGTTTTTGTCGGACAGATTTGCTGGTGCTGCAGTAAAATAAAGTCCTGTTGCTGGGCTTGTTCCAAAAGCTGTATTAGCGACTGCTCGGCCAGATGGAGTGCCATTTACAGTAAAATTAGTATCTGCTGTTGAAAATAAATTTCCCGATAAGTCGTAAAGATGAGTGTCGGTAAGGCTTGCACCACTCTTATAAACCTTTCCTGTGGCACCAGTAACATTCCCAACAATTACATCATCTTGTGCTAATGTGATGCCACCAGACCAAGATATAAAATATTGCCCATTATATGCAGTAATTCCTCCGCCAGTAGTAGTAACACCTTGATTACCCCTAAACTTAATTGTTGCACAAGCGGCAAGTCCAGAACTTACGTATACATCTAAATAGACATTCGAAGCCCAAGTTGATCCAACACCAGTGCTAATCCAATCTGGAATAATTAAACCAGAGTTTGATGCTGGCGGGGCGAATAATGTGTAGTGATATACGAGTTGTGTTGTAACCCCAGAAATAGGGGCAAATCTTCTAAATGTTGCTGAAGAATTAAGCGGAGGAACTGAAAGTAATCTGGAAAGAGGCATCGCTTACTCCTAGCTCAACTGCGTAACTTCAGCAGTTCCAGCAGTAGCAAAGATACCACCAATCAATCCAGTGTAGTTGGATGGTACTTCATAGTAGTCTCCAGAACTTAGTCTAACGCTGAAGGCTGAGGTGCTTGCAGTTGCTGTGCCTAGCATAACGTGGAGGTTTCCTGGTCCAGAATTGAAGATCGTGCATCCAAGCCTGCCAGTGCTTGCCGTTGCAATCGTGCCGTAGCTAGTCGAGGTGAAATCGGTCGGACCAGTTCCGCCAGTTGTAGCGTTGGGGGGCCTAAGGCCATCAGCAACGTCAGCCTGCAATGTAACCATCAAAGCCTCTATGGCTTCGAGGTTAAAGTTAATGCTTTGCGTACCGCCGGTGGCAGTACCAATAGTCTCCAAGATGCGGTTAGTTTGCCAGCCCATATATTTGTCCTTTTTAGTTTATCACGCTAGGGGTTGTTCATCAAGCGGCGGTGAGGGTTAGTCTTCAAGAAAAAAACGTGAGAGTTATGTCGTTATTGTTCCAATTACTCGGTATGATATTTGGGTCAGTTGCTGGTGGGATGCAAAAAAATAGAGTGTTGTCTCCGTCATCAAAATACCATTCGCCACCGCTACTATACTCAAGCCGCCACTGCCCCTCGGCAAATAAAGTGGGTGATTGTTTATAAAAAAGGATATTTGGTCCACCAGTTACGTTAATAATGTTTGTTGTTGCCACAACAATCCCGCTAGGCGCAGCCCCGCCACCAAAAGGCAGTTTTCTTCCGTTGTTTAATCCAACATTAAGACTTAGCGAAGGCATAAAATAACAATGCAATCACCCGCCAAGGACTTGAACCTTTGGCGGGTTGACTGCTAATAGGTAATTAGCCCTTGTAGGCGATCACACGTCCAGTTCCAGCTGTGAAGCTGTTGAACTGTCCGTAGATTATGTTCCCGGAACCGATCGTCACGCCTGTCAGTGTGCCATCGAAGTCTCCCGCAATGGCGCTGAATGTCGTGTCGGCCAGCATTTGGATCGCCCAATATGCTTGCCCGGCAACGCCTGTGGTGCCAACGGTAAAACCGTTCCTGGCCCCAAAACGATCCATATCTGCAGACATTAGCTGTAGACCGGGATCTTGTACGAAGTGCCGTTGAGCTTGATGGTAATTCCGAGGGTGGATGTTCCAGATACGAACGTGCCAGTTGTGGCAGTCGTTGTGAATTCCATCGCGGTGGATTCCAGCCCGGAATTAATCCGAACAGGCTTACCTTTTGCTTTCAATTCGCGGCGAATATTAATTTGACTCATGGATCTAATTTCCTATGTTTTGCCCAAACTTGTTTGATTGTATCGGCTTTATGTCTTGGGCGGAACTTGGAGCCGAGTTTTTGTTCTAGTGCGTGATAACCTTTTAGAATGTTGCGACCAT